CAATGGAGATGATTGTGTCATCATAACTGAGAGAGAGAATGAACACCTCTTCMGTGGAATGTATGACCATTTCCTACATTATGGTTTCAACATGGTTACTGAACAACCAGTGTATGAATTGGAAAAACTTGAATTCTGCCAATCCCGTCCAGTTAGGATAGGGGGTAGATACAGAATGGTCAGACGACCAGACTGCATGGGGAAGGACAGCACCACACTACTGAGCATGCTAAATGAGTCAGACGTTAAATCATATATGTCTGCCGTGGCGCAGTGTGGGCTTGTCTTGAATGCTGGTGTACCCATACTTGAAAGCTTCTACAAGTGTTTATTCAGAAGCTCTGGGTACAAAAAAGTAAGTGAGGAATACATCCAAAACGTCATATCTTATGGAACAGATGAAAGGCTTCAAGGTAGACGTACCTTTGAGGAAACACCTATCACCACTGACAATCGCATGTCATATTGGGAATCATTTGGAGTTGATCCGAAGATACAACAAATTGTCGAGCGGTACTTCGACAATCTRACGGTTAGTGCCCAACTCCAAAGTGTGAAGGTGACTACTCCACATCTGCAATCAATCCTCCTCTCAATTCCTGAGAACACATACCAGCATCATTATTAATTACCAGATCTTAGCCGGGTTTGGTATTGGGTTTATAGTTAGTATTCCTTGTACATTAACTATCACCTATTTCATTTACAATCAAGTTAGCAACACCACTCGGGAAGTGGTGAATGAATTCTCAAGGCCCTAGGCGCAACGCACGCAAAAATGTCAGAAGACGCAATCGAACAGTTCGGCCAGTGGTTGTGGTCCAAGCCCCCGGAACCGGGCGAAGACGAAGAAATGGTCGACGTCCAGCAAGAAGACGGGCAAATCATTTACCGAGACCAGCAGGCAGGTCTGAGGTATTCACTTTTTCAGTCAACGACATCAAAGGCAACTCCAACGGGGTCATCAAATTCGGCCCCAGCCTTTCGCAATGTCCTGCATTATCAGACGGAATACTTAAGTCCTACCACGACTACGCGATCACAAATGTCCAGATATTCTATAGATCGCACGCCAGCTCCGAAACTGAGGGCGCACTCTTTATTGAACTCGACAACTCGTGCACACAATCAGCCTTGGCTAGCTACATTAACTCATTCACCATCACAAGTTCCGGATCGAAGACCTTCACGGCGGGCTCTATTAACGGGACCACGATGAAGAACTATTTGTCTGACCAGTTTTACCTCTTATACAAAGGCAA